TTCTGCTCCCATACCAAGAACAGCAGAATACAACGGTATAGCACATCTGATAACAGTACCATCAACAGTAGTAGCACCGTTTAGCTGCACACCAGCTTTGAGCGTAGAGGTAGCACCTTGGAACGTGCCCACAGTGGTAGAACGTCCAAGAGCCTGTAAGTCAGCCATAATGTTTGCATACACGTTATAGTTGAGTAGGTTCTCAACGGACTGATTTTGCACAATAGTTTCTAGCGACTGGATAACAGAGCTAGGATTTCCGTTAGCAAGAGATAAAACGGGGTCAGTAGTGAAGGTAGCGTTACAGGTGATGTCAAAAACTAACTGCGTAGCATTAGTGACACAAAAACCGTTACGGACACTAGGAATAGTAAAGAACACATCGGCGGTAGATGTGGATGATGTGTAAGATGTAGCGTTATCTGGAAAAACACTGACACGGCGAGATTTACCAGGTGCAATACCACGGTATTCTGACAAGTCTAGTTCTCGAGAAATAACAGGAATATAGCTAGCCATATTTATACATTAGCAAAAGAAAAGAACTTAACGTGCAACGCCTAATTTAATCGGCTCACAGCTGAAATTGCTTAAATCTACCTTCAACGATTTTAATGTCATCAACAAATTAACCAATTCCTCTAAATCGGCTACCCGCTTTTCTAAAATCGCTAAACGTTCGTCGGTCGGTTCCATAAATATTATATAATATGTGTAGAACTTTTTGCTTAATCTCTATCCGATTTCATCGGGTCATATTCAATGATTTCAAAAACTACTAAAAGTTCCACGGTTCCAGTTGCAAAAGTAGGACTTGCAGTATGTCGGTATGCAATAGTAAAAGGATTAGTTGGAATTTCAGATAACATAAGGTCGGTTGCAAGAATTGCAGTAGATGTGCCCACGTTTGTAGGCGTAGTCGCCTCTGCTCCGTTGGTAGAACAAGTGCCTAAAAAGAAGTCATTACTTAAATATGCCTCGCCAGTAGTTCCCGAATATGTGCATATACCATCGCCTAAAAAGCCAGTAGCGTAATATGAGTGCGGATTAACGGCTAATGATGCTGCACGATAATCGGTGAGATTAACACATCTAATAATGAACTTGTGGTGCGGTGCCTGCTTGTAGTAACGAGGAAATTGAAACTGAAATGATGCAGCGGGCGTTGTGCCTGCGAACGATACCTGATAATGCTTAATTTCTCTCATCTAATATACTATATGATAACATAATATATTATTACTAAACTAACCTAGCATTGGTTTAATTCCTCCTGTTCCACTCGGCGTAACTGCTAGCGTTGGTTTTGCAGGCGGCGGTGCCTCAATACCAGATGACGGTATGGATGCAGATGCAGGCGTTACGAACGGCTTCATTTTAGAAAAGTCTATTGGTTTCGCTAAACCCATAGCATATTTCGGTGCTGCGGGTGCAGGCGATATTAAACCTTTCTGCATAGCTATATTAGCAAATATACTGGGCTTGGGTGCTGCGGGTGCAGGTAACGTTGCGGAACCAGTTTTAGTATAGTTTGCAGCTAATGCTGCGGCTCCCGCTGCATCCAACGGTTTTTGTCCAGACGAACGTCTAAATGCCATAAGTAATGGTGACTGTAACGTCGCTGCAATTTGCTGCTCATTCATCGGCGTGCCTTGTGCAGGTAAATCGCTACCAATGAACTTTGCGAACTTACCCGTAACGTCACCTACCTTACCTAAAATCTGTCCCGCCTCTGCGGCTTCTCCACCAACACCTGCTGCGTCCGCTACTGGTGCCAATTTACCTAAAAGTTCGGATGCTTTTGTTGCTCCACCTGCAATAGCAGGAATAGCCTTACGTTGTAAAAATGTCGCTGCACCACCGATTGCATCACCTGCACCACTTACTAACTTATTAAAGCCTCGCTTAATACCTCTGCCTAAGTCTCTAAAAAACGTTTTAATTCCCATAATATAATAATGCACATATATTTATTATTTTGGTGCGGGTGCATTTTCAAGTACAGCCTGTTCTAATTGTTTGCGTTGTGCTACAATCAGATTTGGTGTATCCTGCGGTATGTTCTTTTCAGTAAAATCCACACGTATTACCACGAACCAGTCAGGCTTACCGACTAAATCCAGCGGCGTATAATCATCATTTAATAACCGTATTCTTAAATACGTTAAATCACGGTTCGCTATTTGACTAAAAAACGGTGTTGCATTAAAGTACTGCAATATCTTGGTCGGCGTGCAAGTAATCGGAATACGTGCAAGCGTTGCACCGTTAGAACCGCTGTTGTCACGGTTTGGTGTTTGCACATTTTCAGCCTGGATAACAATACCTAATGTGCTTGTCAAATTCACTACCTTTGTCATCGTTGCTGGACTTGTATATGCACCTGCAATAAAGCCCATATTCTTCTCCATTGTGGTAGAGTTGATTGTAAAACTAACTGGTGATGCTGTAATAGTTATCAGATTTGTATTTGTATTGTATGCAAATGTAACACCAAATGTAGTAAAATACGTGTTTAATAATGTAATCATTTCGGCGATTGTGTAATTACCTGGTGTTACACTATACGTGTTACCGTTTATCGTAATAGTATTGTTCTTGCTATTCACCATATTTATGGACACGGGTATGCTAGCCTGTTCTAATCCAATTACAAAATGAGATTTATCTGCATTGCTTAATAACAACGGCTGGAAATAAAAGTTAATATCTGTATTTACCGTATTGGAATTATAGACTAAATTACTTCCCGTGGTTGAGAGGAAAATCTTGGTGCTGGAATGTGTCAATGGATTACTCATTTTATATATAGTTAGATTTTAATATGCCTTACGAATGTATTGTTTTGGTTGTGCAACTTGCACGGGTTCGGGTGCAGGTAAAGTTACGCGTACGGGTTCGGGTACGCTAACTGGTGTTGGTGCCCGCTTTTTATTTTTGATAATTATAACTGGTGCATCACTTTCATCACTATCGCTTTCTTCCTGGAACTGGATGACGGTCGGCTTTGCCTTCTTCTTCTTGTTTGACTTTTGTGGAACTTCGGGTACTACGATCGGCTGCTTAACCGCCTGCACTTCCTTTGCAGTTTCTTCCTGTTCCTTCTTCTTTGCATTTGCGCGAACCTCGCGGGCTTTTGCTAATGCAGCCAATTGCCGTTCGGTAGCTACACGCTTCGGCTTCTCAATTGCACTCTCCTTATCGGTCACTTCAAAAAGTGTTTGTTCTTCGTTGTCTGTGTCCATCAGAATATACAATAGACATAGATATTATTTATTTCCTTTTATCCTAAACAATTGCTAAACAACTATTCAGGTCGGGTTTTAGTGTATCAATATAGAACTGTTCCCGTCGGCGTCTTTCAACAGAACTGTTAGCATCAAATACTTCTAACGCTTCCATCTGCCAATCAGAGAACCCGCCGCTTTCCAGTATGCATTTATACACCTTACGATTTGGTGCTTCATTGGATTTGCTTCTGTGTTTTACTAAACGTTCCCGTAGTGTTTTGGTTGTGCTTCCGATATAGAATGAGTTATGCGATTTGCTAAACAGTTTATAAATGATTGTCATCTTATTTTATCCAGAGATATTATTATACGAGAATAAATGTAATTCGTCTAAAACATCCAATAGCTCCGATCGGGCGTAATCGCTAATACTCTCATAGTGATGGATATGGTCACATAGAAAAACCTTTTGGTCGTGTGGAATACACGGCGTGTTATTAATGACAAGCATAAACACCCGCTTCATATCATCTGGTATTGTCTCTGCAAAAAAAACACGGTTGAGTTTAATATATTTTTCTTCTTGCATTTTTATATAGTTAGATTATTTTTTTATATAATTCTTTTTGAGTGGAACGTTATGGTCTATCATATTTAATAACGTAACTTGTTTCTTTGCATTTTGCAGCGTGGAACTATTAGAATGAACCACGCCCGTTAATTTGTTAAATACCTTATACTCTGGTTTGTTTGGTAGCTTACGGATTTTATACTGCATTTTTATATATTTAGATTTTATTTAATACATAAACAAGTTATCAGTTCTGCACGTTGGACACGGTAACAGAACCTCCATACCACAACCAACCTCATCAGTCGGGTCGTGTCTAAATGGAAATTTACCAAAATTAGTTATTGAGTATTCAACACAGCATTTAAAACACGTTCCTTTTTTGCACGTGGTGCAACTGATGCAATTTTTGACGGTTTCATAACACACAACACACTCCATTATTCTATGCATTTCAAATTCTTTCATCAGTTGTTCCTGTTTGACTTTCCATAAATGGATGTTGCTAGTTTCTACTGCCATTCTATATTGTTCCGAATTAGCATCCACCTTAATATATTCCACCTTAACTAAATCAGCAAAACACGGTTCGTTAAATACCCATTCTGTATGTTCTGCCATTTGAAAATAAACGGATGTATGCGGTCTTTTGTGTCTCTTGCTCTCAACCCAAGAACACCTGTAAATAAATTTATTGCTCATCTTACTGTGCGTGTATATAGATTATTAATGGTAGAAAAAATAATTCAATTTTCTACGGGTTCGTAACAAAAGTTGTTACGACGTGTTACAAAAAAAATATCCGCTTTTTATTTGATTTTGTTAGACTTATTATTCAATTTTTTGTAACATCTTTTTTACCATTTTCAAGCTCATTACATCTTTTACTTCTCCTTTTACAATACGGACTATCTTACCATCCTTAAAGAAATTCACATAATACGGACAATTGCACTGGTGCTTACACGTTGCTGGACACGTTGTTAGAAATGTTTTTATATAGCGTGCTTCTCCCGTTGATAGTGACTTATACATTCTATCGTACGCCTCATCATTCACCACGTAGAATGGTACGTTATCAGGGTTCAAAATATTTGGTATGTATTCCATTTTACTGGTTAGATGCTCTTAATTCTGGTAGGAAATGGTATTCAATTTTCTACAAGAATTTGTTACGACGCGTTACAGCGTGTTACAAACTATTCTTTTAATTCTTTCAGTATCAGGTATCGCTGCACCATAGCGAGATTTCCAACTATCTACTACCCGTTGTTCTGCTGCACGTTGTGTTCCACGGTTGTGTTTCCTAATGTTATCTAATGCACGACGATGGTCTGCCTTTTCAATACGTTTTTGTTCTATATAATTAGCACAATTACTATCATCAAGAATTTCAACACGGCTAATAGATACCTTTCTAATTTTTTCAGTATATGTGGTGCTGCTGCATTTGTCTTCAACTAACAATGTTTCTGGTGTATTACGTAAAATCTGACAATTTTCCCAAATAAAACCGTTGTTTTTAACAATATTTACAAATGAACCTTCTTTTAGATTAGAACTGTATGCTCCCAAAATAATGATTACTGATGACATTTTAATTACTCGCTTATAACTCGCTGCTTTGATGCCATTAATTCGTGTAGAAAAAATAATTCAATTTTCTACAAGAATTTGTTACGACTTGTTACGACCAATTTGCAAAAAGTTCCCTCACGCGTAATCCCACATTGTAGGTATAGAATAATAAACAATGGAATATTTGTTACCTACTAGATTGTCCGTATTCCAGTGTTCTAGTTCTGAACCGTTAAATATCGTCGGCTTGTATTTTGCATCATATTCGGTTCCTTCAACCACAATGTTACAACCTTCATAATCACCAATGCTAATTAGTAGCGACTTACCTACGTTGTTTGCATCGTGATGCTTACCACACACCACATTATTATTAATTAATATAGACGTAAATTT